TGATTTTTAATAAGGCTAGGAAACATCTCCATTCCTTCATAAATGTGATTCGAAAACAAAATAGGCACGCCTGCCTTGGCTGCCTTATATGTAATTGATCTCATCATACTCTTAGTTGCTTTTGCTCGCTGACCTACATCAGCTGCATCTTTGCCTTTTCTCGCATCTTCTATTTCCTTCGAGGAAGCAAGGTTACCAAGAGAGTCAATCGATATAATGAATTTTAATTTTGGATCATTAGCAGCAATAACTGCATCAAGGAAAGTGCTAATTTGATTTCTGCAATCCTCAATTGTTTCAACAGGATAATATTTGGTCTTTTTTAAGTCCATGCCAACATTTCTAGCACTATCTTTATCCACTGCAACTTCTGAATCCCAGATTACAGCAATGTATCCCTTTTTCTGAGCATTAGCCAATATTTTGTTGATAATAAGCGTTTTACCTGCTCCAGATGGACCAGAAAATCCTGTAATGCGTCCTACTGGAATTCCTTTATATAAGGATCCGGAGATAATAGCATTCAAAGCCTTTGATCCAGTATCAATCCAGTCAGATGGAGTTGAAATGCAATTGTCATCAAGAAGACCACCGTCTGGATTCATCTTGTCTACATCACCAAAAATATTTTTTAAATTATTCATGTCTTATGTAGTTTCAACCAACTTTAGTTATTATCAACAAACAAAAAAGGAGAGGAACAAAATCCTCTCCTTTTTCTGGTTTCTTATCTTTAATTAAATTTATTCGTCATCAAATAGTTTTACTACAGATGGAGACTCTACTGGAGGAGCCTCCTGTACAGCAAAGAGTTGACTGTATTGAGCTACAAGTTGAGGAGACAAATTTAATCCGCTAGTTGTAGTGATATTATTTTTCTTAAAGTGCCAAACCGTAGGAGATTGCCTGTCAGCTTGAAACTCCTTAAAGAAAAGAGGAATAATTTGAAGTTGTAGTTGATTGCTTTGTGCGTTGGGTTGAATGAGAATTAATGCTGGATTTTCTACGATTAATTCATCTGACGTGTCTTTTTTAGAGACGCCTAAAATAGTTCTTCCGATATTGTCTAAGAAGATAATTGGAGTTTGTGTATTGCTCATATTTAGATGGTAAGTTTCTCACATTTTTTTGATAAGGCAACAGCTTTAATTAAATGATCGAAAACTTTTCCACCCTTTTGTGTTATTAACAATCTTCCGTCCGAAGTAATCCAAATTAAATCATACATTTCCAGTAGATACACAAACTCTTCTACATTACCAGCATAAAAACAATCATTCAAATAAACATCCTCTTCTGTGATAGACTTTAACGTAAGATACATTTCTTTGTAGCTTATATGATTAAAGAGCTGCTCAGCCATAGGAGTTAATTATCTCCAAATAACTCAAATAAATCTGTTTGTGTATCTTTTCCTATTACTGGAAGATGCCATCCAATAGCTTCATACAGTCTTTCTGTTGGCTGAGTAACTAATTTTGAAAACATCTTATCCCAGTCAATTTTTATATTAAACTCAGAAGGTAACACGGAAACATACGAAATAGCATCTAATCCGTATTTATTCTTTGCACAATATAACTTCTTAACCTTCTGAGACGATTGGATCGCTTCAAATTTATCGTCTATTTTTAACTCTTTTATTAAAATGTTATAAGCAATTGCACCTTTTACGTGTGAAGGAGTACCTTTCTTGTATTTGTACAAAGAAGACTCTTTGGCATATTTTTCTAAGTTGTTAATAGAGGTCCTCGAGGCAATGTCGTTTGGATCGAGTTTGCAAAATTCTTCGTAACTATTTCTGTAGATGTCATTAGTTTGCTTAATATTTTCAGTAAGAAGAGCAGCTTTAATTATGTTTTCTAAAAACTTCTTAACTTTTTTAGGCGTAGTTGATCTAACTAACTCGATTCCGGTATATTTAAACTTATCGACTGATACGCCCTCATCATCTAATACATGAAGAATGTATCGCTTCTTTTGTAGGAAAATACCAACATCTGAAATAACTTCTCTTTTAAATACGTATCTTGGATCTACAGAAAATAATTCCTTTCTAGCCCAATTTAATATTTCGACATTAACATACTCATCAAGCTTATTAACTATAGAGTGAACTTCATCATTAATTTTGCCGTCTATTACCAATGGAATTTTTAATTTTTGTAATACAGAGTTTAGTGAAATGTAAACTGAATCCGTATCGCCGTATTTTGTAATTGTTTCTGAAATGCCAAAATTGTTTCTAACAAAATCATCAAGTATATTACCGCCAGCTCGTGCTACGTTTTGACCAGTTGTAGTAATTGACGTAGCATTGTCAATGTCCATTAACGAAGAATGTTTATTAGCAAACGTTCCGTAAATTGAATTGAGCAAAATCTTAAGAGTGTATTGTAGTGTATCATAATACGTAAGCTTTAACATGGAGTCTCTATCCTTTTTTCCTGTTTTTTTAAGCTTTGAGAGTTGTGTTTTGGTGTCAACACGTTCTTTGTATATTTGATCAATAAGATTTGGAATTACTCCCTTTTCTTTTTGTGAATATAATACTCCAGCAGACGAAATGGATACCTTTTCGCTAGTTAAAAATTTCTTTAACTTTTCCGTTGTTAGTTTGTGAGTCTTATTGTTTATTAAACGTAACGTGACTTCTGGGGTGACACCGAATTCTCCTTCTACAATCTTGCCTATTTTAGTTTCAGGAGAAATGTTTAGCGTAATGATGGTATTGGGATACAAAGAATTTACGTCAAAACTAACGATAGCCTTTTGTATTCCCTTTTCTGGATCTCGTACAAATCCTCCCTCATAAGATTCCCTTTCTTGTTTGTTTGGAAACGTGGGGATAATAAATCCTTGTTTAGATGCTTGAATAGAGACTGCTCCTGTAACAATAGAAACCTTTCCGAGCGCTGCCTCAAAGTTAGTACAGCCTTTGTATGAAAGTACTCGAGCAATTTCCAAAAATTTTAACTTTTCTTCTAATTTAACCAACAAGTGAACATCTTGAATATTGTAGTCCACAAACAACTTCCAGTCCGTTTGAGCAAGTTCTCCTAAACTAACTGCATTATGAGCAATTTTGCCTTCCCCTAATTCAAGTTCAGAAATATAATTCAGACTAAATGACTCTTTCTCACCAGGAGAAAAGGTCTTATACAAATCCATGTAATCAATTAATGAAATTCCGCTCATTGACCACACAGTAACTTCCTTTCCCATGTCTGTAAAAACCTTCCTTCCTCTCACAACACCAACAGGAGAGAGTTGATTCACAAATTCTTCTCCAAAGAGCTTTATAAATCTGTTGATAATATACGGAAAATCAAATCCACTACTATTCCAACCAGAAGCAATGTCTGGATAATCACATTTCCAAAAATCAACAAACTGTAAAATCAAATCACGTTCATCTTTACATCTGTGATAAATGCAATTTGAAGATGATGGACTATAATGTTTTTCTAAACCCCAAGTATGAGTCGACTTAGTAAGAGTATCATACACCGTAATTAGATTTATTGGAACAGCAGCCTTTTCAGGAACAGGAAACGCTGAATCTAGGGTTGTGTCAACTTCAATGTCCAGCAAAAAAACCTTAAGTGGAAATTTTGAAAAGTCCGGATCATTATTTACGTCTTTATACATCTCGATCAAAAACTGTTGCTCTGGACCTAAGTTATGAAAAATTCGATTGATGGACGAATTAGTTACAAACTTTCTCCGTTCAATACTATTTTTAAATACTTTTTTAACAAGAGATGTTTTAAAGATGGAAAGTGCATCTTTAGATCCTTCTTTTTCTACATAAATGTATGGTCGAAAAGGAATTTCCGAATCAATTCGAGTTCCATCTTGGGACCAAGTGCGAAGAAATACTGATTCACTAAAAGGATTGTACGTTGCTGATCTATACATGCAATTAAACAGTACAACAATAGAACAGAAAGATCAACAAATGTATTTTCGTTCAGCGGAACCAAACGGAGTAAAATAACTCTCGTAAAATTTCATTAGATTTTTATCGTCATCTAACCAAAATTGCTCAGCATATTGTCTAGATTTTTTACAAAAATCTAAATACGTCGTTTGATTTTTAAGTGCTGATTTAATGCAATCAATAAATTCATTTCCTGTCGCATATTTTAAAAACGCATCCTTATATGTAACCATATCTGGACAAACACAAGGAATACCTAGTGCTCCAGACTCAATTAATTTAATGTTTGATTTGCATCGATTGAAAGTATTGTCTTGTAGACACGCAAATGTCAATTGAGCACCAGACTTAGCCATCGTTTCAGGAAAGTTGGTAAGCTGAACCCATGGAA